GATAGTCAGCGACTGCTGTATTTTGGCGTGGGTACAGCAAATCTAGGAGGGCAATTTATAAGCGACGACATCAACCCCGAGTCAAGCACAAACGATGGATGGACACACTATGACGTAGTTCTTGGTAGCAGCACTGACCCGTTTACAGATGCTGTAAGCAAAACGTACCGATTTGTAAAGCTTGACTGCACACGTTTTCAAACAGCGAACAATTATTACACGGTGCATTGGTGGAATAGCAAAGGCGGTTACGATAGCATAGTATTTAGCGGCAAGCCTGAAATTACGCAAAGTTTAAAAAGACAAGGCTATAGGCAGATAGGCGGAAATAGCTTTGATGCAGATGGCGATACAACCGATTACGTAAAGAACGCTTACGAAGGCGGAATGACACAGGCACACATACGCACTAAGACAACGTTAAATTTAAACACAGCATTTCTCGATCCTGACCGTTTATCACCGTTAATGATGTCACTTGTAAATAGCGAACGTGTATACGTGTCGCCTGTAGGAGATATTGGACTAAATGCGAATAGAACAGGTGGAGGCTACGTACGCGCGTATGTACAGGACAACAGTTTTACAAACCGCACAAGCGTAAAGGACGGGCTGACTTCGTTCGCCTTGCAGCTTGAGGTGTCACGATACAGACCTACGCGCTAATGGGACAACTTGTAGCTATAGTACAGGGAGGAACAACGCAGGTTGAATTAGACCTGCCTGATACGCCAATTGAATTAAACTTTCAATTTCAAGATTTAAACGATCCTTACTCTAAAAAATCACCGTATACGTTTAATTTCAAACTTCCGCCTACACGTAACAACGTACAGTTTTTTTCATATTACTATGATTACAATGTTGCTTTAGGTTCATTCAAAGCACAAACAAAAACATCCGTACAGCTATATAGTCAAGGCGTATTACTTATGCAAGGCGTGTTGCAGTTACACAGTGCAACCGAACAGGGATTCGAAGTTAATGTTCTACAAGAATTAGCGGATCTTTTTGAGAGTGTTCGGGATTTATCGTTTGAGGATTTGTTCATTACAGAAGCGGGTACAGTTGATACTAGCCTTGATCATGCGTTAACATGGACAAACATTATTAGTTCGTGGTCGATTAATAGCGACATTACAACAGGCACTGTAGGCGACGGCGTAATTGTTTATCCGCTTTCCGATTGGGGTCAGTACAGCACAGATAATAGTCCTAATGAAGGCGGAGGTATTGGATTTACTTTTTCAGGGGAAGGAACAGGACTAGGTAGTCTAACATCGCAATTTCTAAAAGCAGAAAATTTTAAGCCTGCTATTCGTATACAGTATGTAATCGACTACATCTTTAAACGAGCAGGTATCAATTACGAAAGCACGTTTTTTGACAGCGAAGATTTTAAAAAAATCTACATGTTTCTTGCAACAGAAACAGAACGCGCTACAAGCCGTCCGAGCTATGGTTTTCGCATGGGCATTCCCAGTACGCTAACCATTACATCTGCAGATGCCGGAATTTATGACGCACTGATTTTTACAGAAGAAAGCAGCGCACCATTTTATGACCCTGACGGACTAGTAAATGCCGCTACTTTTACTGCACCATACGATGGAGATTATTACTTAACTGCACGTTTAATTGTAATGGTGCAGTCAGTAACAAACAGTATCTCTTTTAACGTGCTGTGTCGTATGCTTGTAAACGGTGAAGTTGTTACAAATACACAGGAAGTAGAATGCGACCCAAACACAACAAATGTTGCTGACTACGGATATTTGTTATCGCTTTCTCAAGGCGATTCAGTTGTAGTAGAAGTTGCACACACAAACAGTTTTAATGACGTTAGTTTTATTGCCACTAACTCAACAGGTACAACTTTATGGCAGCTTAGTAATTATTTTGGTACAGCAGGGTTTGTAGATGTATCAGCAAACTTCCCTGATATAAGCGTAGACGAGTGGTTGCGTGCAATTTTTGAGAAGTTTAATATTATAATGATTACAAAGCCTACAGATCCGGGCATTGTATACGCCGAGCCTTGGGAAGATTGGTGGAATAGCGGCACAACTAGAAAGGATTTTACAAACAAGGTAGATGCTGACAGCATAACTATTAAGCCGACTACAGAATTTCAAAATAAAACATACACGTTTTCCGATAGCGAAGGCGAAGATTTTGTGAACCTATGGTATCAACACCATTTTAAGAAAATATATGGTCGCTATATATATCAAAATGAAAACGATTTTGCTACAGGCAAAGAAGAAACAAGTGACATATTTCAACCGCTGCGTTTACGCCGAGTATATCAAAACATAGAAAACACAGGCGAAAGCTTAGTGCCAAATGTGTTAGTGCCTTCTTTTTGGGATTGGCATGACGGAAGCAATGGTTCAATCTACCTTAAAGAATTTGTCAGTTGTAAACCTGTCCTTGCATACTACAATGGTTTGCAACCAATAGGCAACGGTCATTTGTTTAATTATAATAATGTTCATTATAACTCTTACCCTTACTTCGCAACATATAATAGCGTACCCGTTACTATGGATACCAAGGTTTTGCAATGGGGATATAGTTATCCTGATAACCTAAATGCTCCGTTTGTAAGTAATGGCGATACACCCGGAATAACAACTAATTATCTGTTCAATACGTATTGGCTGCGTATGTTCAACGAGTTGTACAGCGACGAAAGCCGCGTAATGACGTGCAAGCTTGACGTTTCTACAACAGATGTATACAATCTACAGTTTAATGATTTGCTGTACATAGAAGGGGCGTATTGGCGTATTATAAAACTTAACAACTTTACACTAGAAAATACAACATTAGCTAACGCGCAATTAATTAAAGTAATTGATGCACCTGCAGTTAACATACAACGCAATTGCACACTAATTATAGATTCATTTAACACAGACGGCACAGTCAATTTTGTAGATGAATTAGGAGCAGCAGCAACAGCAACAGAAGAATGTTGTACAGCAAATGGTTTTATATGGTCTGAAGTAAGATCAGAATGTTTTTATCGACCAGACACTAGTTCTACAGGAAGTCATCCAAATGCGCCGTCACCGGGTTTGCCTGAGCCAATAGGAGGACAAAGCAACGGTTTAGTGCCGGGCTTGCCGTCAAGTAACGTAGTAAGTACAAGTTTTGCCTTTAAAAACTCTACATCAATACAAGGGGCTACATATACAGTGCAGCTTTACGCAGAAACTACAAGCGCATCTGCTGTAAACGCAAAAACTTCAGATGGCATAGATACGTTCAAAATACCGTTAGATTCAGTTTTATATATAACGTATGATGTAACTATGATTGAAATAGGCGGTACAGCCGCTAGTGTTGGTGAGGTAAGTAATTTTACGGCGCGTACATCTCTAGCAAACACGCGGAATCAAGCAAGTAATGCGCCTGCAGTGCGTAGAGTAGGCGGAACACCTACCGTAATAAATACGGAGAAGGATTCAAGCGTAACGGCAAGCATTGACACTGCTACAGCGCAAAGGGTCGCAGGAGCAGATGCAACATACACAGTACAATGTACGGGTACAGCAAATGTCACTGCAAGTTGGCTGATTAACGCTACAGTTCAATTTGTGCAGTTGTCAGGACTAGACATTACTACTGATCCTACAGCGTTTTTTAACCTGTCAAATACTAAGATTCATTTAAACGATGGCAGCAACACAGAACTACACTTTAACAAATGAAGTACTGGATAAACAGCATTGGATATGGATTACCTGTAGCTATACGATTAACGGTAGCGAACAACGTAAAAGGTACGGGTATATGGCGATATTGGTACGGGATTAATGACCTGCACCAAAGCAATTGGAAAAAGCTGAGATTAATATTAAACAACAGATGGCAGCAGAAGCGAAAGTAAAAATTAAGGGCGAAGAAACCGTAACAGCAGCGGCGGAGAGTGCAGGCGATGCGGTCGAGCGTTTAGAGCGCAGGATGGGTAAAGCGGGTAAAGGCGCAAAAAAAGACTGGGCAGGCATTGGAGATTTGTTTAGTCAGTTTTTGCCGCGTGGTTTTCAGCGCACCATTCGTTCCTTCAAATCTACACAACGTCAAATAGGGCGTTTAGCACGGGGCTTTAAGTCTTTGCGCGGTGCTATTGCTGCTACGGGTATAGGTGCATTTGTTGTTGCTTTAGGTCTTATTGTTGATAATTGGGACAAGATTAGCGCATCCATTGCAGGCGCAAGCGATGCAACAAAAGATGCCGTTACAGAAAGCGAGAAGCTAGTCAAGGCAAGCAAAGAGCAATTAGATAACATTTCTGCAACTGAAAACATTATGAGGTTGCAGGGCAAAACAGAAGAGGACATTCTTATGATGCGCATGCAGGCTACGGACGAAGCCATCATGCAACAGAAGATTCTGATTGATAATCTAAAAGCGCAGAAAGAAGAAGAAACGGCTGCAGCAGAGCGCGTGACTAAGTACACAAAAGCTATCATTGGCTTGGTCACATTCCCGCTTACGGCTGCATTAGGAATTATTGACACGATCAGTGCAGGACTTGCAGAAATCGGTGTGCTAGAGGAGGGTACAAGCCTTGCAGAAGGTTACGTATCAGGTGTAGCGGGCATGCTGTTTGACCCGCCTGAAGAGGTAGCAGAGAAGGCAGATGAAACAATTGATGCAGCAGAGGCACAACTACAACGCCTAGAAAACACGCGGGCAGGTTTCGCCTTACGTCAACAAGCTAACGAAGAAAAACAAGCAGAGGAGGCACGCCGTAAGCAAGAGCAAATTGATAAACAGCGTATAGCAGATGAGAAGTTTGTGCAGGATCAGTTGCTCAAGCTGCAGCAGGATTACGAAATACGCAGCTTAGAAGATGCTGATGCACAAGCAAAAAAGCGGCTTGAATTGCAGTTTAAAGCAGATATGCTTGAACTTATACAGCGTAGTGCTAATTATGATGCATTGTTAGCCCTGCAACGTAAGTATGAAATGGACGTAGCAGATATTGACGAAGCCGCTGCACAGCGTAAATCGGATAGAGAAGCGCAACTTGCTGACCAATTGTACGAACGCTCTCTTAGCGATTTTGAGCGTCAAGAAATGGCTTTGATGAGTCAGTATGACCGCATGATCGAGATGGCAGGAGATAATGCCGAATTGATTGCGCAAATCAACGCTGCACACATTGAGGACTACGAACAACTTGTACAAGATTCCGCAGACGAAGAAGAGAACATACAGCTACGTAAAATCGATGCTCTAGCCAATGCAACAAGTGGACTGTTCCGCACAATGGGTCAGATGGCAGAGGACAACAGCAAGCAGCAAAAGAACCTTGCAGTAGCTGATGTATTGCTTAATCAGGCAATGGCTATGGCAGGTGCTATTCGCGGGGCTACACAGTCAGCAAAAGACCCTATTAGCCTTGCAACCTTTATCGTGTCTATGCTTGGTACGGTATTGGGCAGCTTTGTACAGGTCAAGAAAATCATGGGTCAGGCAGGCGCAACAGGCGGAGGTGGAGGAGGTGGAGAAACTCGTTCAAGTTTTGCTGACATGAGCGTTACACCATTGCCTGCTGTTATAGATACACCGGACATGCAAGCATACGTTGTACAGTCGCAGTTGCAAGGACAAAATGCTATGGCGGAGCAACTAAATAACCAGATTACGCTTTGATGGTACGGGCATGTATTGTAAATTGTACGCACACAGTAAAAATTATGGACAAACAAGAGTTTAGGTATAACGGATGGGCTAACTATGAAACGTGGTTGGTGTCTGTATGGGACTATATACCCCTGTTTTCAGAAGAATTGTACGAACAAGGTGTAAGCCCTGATGAAGTCCGCGCTGACGACATACAAGAAATGTTTGAAGAATATGAAAGCAGTAATATTCCGCGCAGCGGCATTATCAGCGATATGGTTCGCGCAAGTATTGCAGAAATTGACTTCCGTGAAATTCTTGAACACGTCACAGAGGAATTACAGCAGCGAATCAACGACGAATACTGATGTCAGAGTTAGACCGAGCATTAGATAAAATTACGCCTCGTCTTTTGGACTCATTAGATTATGGTGAGGAATACAAATTGACTCCGTTGTTTACTTTGTATCACTACGAATCCGATGATTTTATTGTAGTGAATTTGGATGACGGTGAAAATTGGGAAGAGTTGCTAGTAGTCATGTACGATGATCGTAGCGTTGATTATGAAATAGTTGACAACTACCTGTATAACAAATACGCTTAATTATGGTCATTAGCATTAAAGGACTTGCCTACAACGAGGTAACGGATTTCTTTGAAAGCTACGATGCAGGCGAAGGTGATATGGACATCTACATCAACGACCTCGGATACGTAGATGCTGCTGCAGGCGATTATCGACCTTTTGTAGAAATCGATGTTAACGATCCTAGTGAGGAAGATGATTTAATTGACGTTGCAGAGCAGCTTGCTGATGAAGAGCCTGATGCAGAAGTTGAATTTATTGGTTAAACAACAGAGATATGAATCGACGATTTCAAAACGCAATAGATGATGTCATTGACAACTACTTGTATAACAAATACGCTTAAAAGTAAAAAGTATGTTTAAATATTACTCAGCATTAAAAGCAACGGACGGTTTTCAAGAATTAATACGTCCTATGTTTTTGCACAATGATAATACGGTAGCTGTAGACGTAGAAATTAAACCATTTCCAAATGATTTGGTATTAAAGCCGTTTGCATCTACAAGCACAGATGTTTTGTCTTTGTTAAACAGCGCAGCAACATCATTTGTAGAAGCACAAAGCGCAACAGAGTATGACACAAAGTCAATTACTGGAAACGGATCAGGTGCAAAAATCACAACTACGGTAACAGAGGTTGATTCTGCTTTTGTTATTTCTGCAGCAGTAAGCACAACAGTAGGTGATAACTATGTGAATGGCGACATTCTTGAATTTACAATAACGCAAGATGTTGGTGATCCTGTAGTTACATACAGCACGACTGTACGCCTAACTGTTACAAACGCAGTATTGGCAGACGGCGGGTCAATTCCTTTTAAATTAAACGTAGGCGAAACAGCACCAATTCCTGCAAATGAGTTCAAAGTATTGGGTTCAACTGACCGTTCTATTTTGGCATTTAACCCGCTCGAACAAATCTAAACAACAGAGATGCAACCAGAGATTCAGATTACAGTATTTACTAGCAGGGCAGAACGCATCTTTGATTTAGTCAAGGATACGGCTTTAGAGTTAGAGGTTTTCCAAAACGGGCGCGACACTATCATTGACATCTATTATA